CAGCTTTATCTTGTACGGGAGGCCCAACATACCCCGCACACCACCACGCCCAGTTCTTTAGCTCGTCTTGAACCATAGTTCCGCAAGTTCTGGTCTGTTGGCCTGTATCCAAGGCTTCGCGTCCTCCACACATTGCTTAAAGTCTGGCCCGCAGGTCTGAGATCCGACATGGTGGACATAGGATCTAGAAATATAGTGCTTGCCCCCCGTAGCCTGTAGGTCTAGGCATTGAATATCGTCTGAAAACCAGTTCAAGGGAGGGAAATTTATCCATGCATCCTTGGTTATGTGGGCGAATATCGGGGCTATGACATCCACCTCAATAATGGAGTCCTCGGAGGCGTGGCGTATCGTACCGTTCCTGTCTCCGTCTTGCTGGTAGCGGATGTTCTGCATCCCCCTGGCGTAATCTGCCCTTGCCGCAACCCAACAACGATTCTTCTCTGGGATGATCTTCAGGTCTTCAGCCATTGTCTTCCAGGTGTAAGGCGTGAGAACCACATCATCGTTACAAACAATAATGTCCTCGTGACCGTCTTCAAACGCCTGTAGAGCCACAGCGTTGTAGGCATCCCCAAAGTTCGTTGCCGTGTTCTCGCTTGTGATAGTCCTATGTTTGGGCAGGATCATGCCCGAACCTGAAATGTAGACTGTAAAGAACTCAGGTAAGTAAAAGGTTATGCTTGCCGCCAACATTGGTAAGCATTTGCTGTTCTTTGTTGCTACGACTATCGCGGACATTGTTCGTATCCTTTAGCGTGTGCTGCCGAGCTAATCTTTGTAGAAACCATGTTGCTAGGAAACAAACAGGGGAACTCGTTTGGCCTTTTGTTTTGCTTCCAAAAGACATAAGGCAGACTAATCTGATCCCGCACAGACCACTTTTCTATTTCTGTCCACCAAGATTCTGAAATTGTCTCGCCCTTCTTCCGCACAATAATGCTGCCGCACCACAAGCCAAAATGCTCTGGCATCCCCTCTGCCTTGTAATGCTTGGCTTGCTCACGAATAGGCTCGTCTAAACATTTCCGCATATCCTTGCAAACATTGGCCTCTTCATACAAACAATCTCGACTTGGATGGGTAAACACAGAAAACTCACCCTGATTCATGCACCATTGGACAAACGCATTGCTTTTAATTCGGATGTTTGCGTCCAAGTAAATTGTCATATCAAAGTCTTGAGGAGGATGTGTTTTGTACCACCGCGAGGCTTTTGAATTGGTTAAGCCCTCAATTGGGTCTGAGAAGCATTGATACTCAAAAGGCATGGACTGGTGAACATGACTTACAGGGTCATCATAATTACCGACATTGGCTGTGTAGACTAGGATCTGCACAGGTAGAAATACTCCTGTTTCGGGCCTTTGCCTGTCCTATCCTTCTTCTCTCGGTTTACATATCCCCTGTTCCAGCAGTAAAGCAGCGTGACCTTTACTAACTGTTTAGGCATCTCAAGTAGGGTCGCAATCTCAGTTGCGCTTCTGGCCTGATCTCTACAGGCATTCATAACTCTATCTTTGTTGCTCATCGTTTCTCCAAAAAAAAGCCCGCGAGTGGCGGGCTAACCCTGTGACCAGGGAGGAGGAGAAATGCCTCGGAGGTTGAGGCACACTCAGAATAGCACACCACTTCGTTAAACAGTATACCTAAGAAATGTCCACCAGTTTGTGTGTCCAACGATTGTCTTTCTTCTTCCAGCCTATTACCCAGATAGACCAGTTTGCTTTTCTGACTGGGCCTACAGTATCGGACTCTTCTATCTTCCGCACCCTGCTAGAAATGTTGTCCCAACTGGTACATTGCACCGCAACAGTTTCACCATCTCGGATAGCAACGATGTCAGTCCACCCCCACAGGTCTTTGCGGATGTTCGCCCCTGGAATCCAACGCTCGCAGATTTCCGCTAGGTAGCCCTGCTCTCTTAACCACTTTAGAGATAATTGTGTCGGGGACATAGCCATAGATCACCTTAAAACAAGGGTTGCAGTATTTTCTTGCTCGTGCCTTGCGGATTCTGCCCGCACATCTTTTACAGGTTGTCCACTCATGTTTTAGCTCGTACATCCACTAGCCCCCTATCGAATAATTCAAACATCGTTTTTCTCCACGCCCGCAGCCACATCTCTTCTCTTTGCCACTTCTGTAGGTCTTTGCCTTGGTCTAGGATGTAATGGCACTCAGGGCAGAGAGCCGCAACATAGCAATCGTGGGCCTTTATACCCATACCCTTGCCAGACCAACTCCAGTTGGCATGAGCCGCTTGTGTGCCTTCTCGCCCGCACTCTTGACAGGGCAGAGAGGCAACAGCTTTTAGGAGTTTAGGGTTTCTGTACACGCTGCTCCTCGTGTTCTATCAGCTTGTTTAGGAAGTGTCGGCATTTGTAGAGATCCTCCAGCCCGTTCTTATTCTTCCAGCGGGAAATATACTTAATCACAGAGCCTTCCATGTAGCCAAGCTCGTTAGCCAGCACATAATCCCACGGTTGTATCGTGAGGCGTTTATAGTGCTGACCGCCTATTTGCCCTTCGTTGGCAGGTTCTTTCACAGCCACAATGGTTGGTTTTCCAGTCTCCATCAAGCCCACCGTACCTTTCTACTGTTTCTTTCACTTGCAACCGCAAGACCTTGCATAATTCCTGTCTGATGAGTCTTAGTCTGCATTTTCCGCAGTTGAGATTGAATATTCCGATTGTTTCGCAGTCCAGACAAATTGAAGGGGTCTGCACAGAAGTATTCATCTCTTCCGTTGGCAATGGGCTGGTCAGAATACCCAGTTGGGCAGTAGCGGAGACCTTTTTTCTTGATCTTGTTTTCACGAATTAGCCTGTCCAGTATTGCGTAAAGACTTCCTTTGTTGTGGCCTGTGAGATCCATAATCTCCGCAGCAGACAGGCTTCTAGTGATGACTGCTTCTACTTCTGTGTCACGCTTCATTTAACGCCTCCTTCATTGTTTTTTCGTACTCCTCTTCTAGCGCATAAATCCAGTCCTGCAAGACATCAAGCCGCCATGTTATGTCCTGCTCTCTAAATGCATCAAGATTGCCTACAAACCCTTCTGGATCTTGGTAGCACAAGGTTGGCTTAGAAATCATTTAGCACCTCCCTGAATTTAGCCAGACGGTCTTCGCTCGGCATAGGTCGGTAAGTTAGTTGTGGTTGGTCAAAATAGGTCGGAGCCTTCTTACACAGGTCTTTGAACTGGATAAGGTTGGGTGGGCGTTCTCCAAGCATACTTAGGCCATACTTGATCTGCTCTACAGAATAGCCTCTAAGCTCATCTGCCCACGCACCCTTTACCTCATCCAGCGGCATACCGTCAAACTTGCGTGACCACTCAGACCCGTAGACAACCAGCATCTTGTTCCAGATTGCGTCTATAAATTCGAGCTTCATAGCAACTGTAACCTTCTCTCTCCTGGCTCGGGCCACTTTCTGCCAGTCATCTCTTCCCAACGCTGTCTTTTTAGCATCTCGTCCCTCTCCGCAAAAGATAGGACTGGAGCCTTTTTAGGAGCTTCGTAAACCTCATCTTCCCATCGCTCATTCCGCAACCAAGTGGCTGCGTGAGGGATGTAAATAGGGTTCTGCCATTGCTCCTGCGTCTTTTGTTTCTCCAAGGCTTGTAAGAGCGTTTCTAAGTCGGGTCTGACTAGACTGACCTGATTCCACGCTTTCCTAGCCTGCGCCTTGTTGACTTTCCTGGGGTAGGCTTCCCAGAACTGCTGAAATTCCTCCATTTAGTTCTCCTCTAAATTGAGTCTGCGATACACAACACCATCGTGCCAAATCTTGTCTGTTGCTCGGCTCCACAATTCTATAACAGTCTCGGCTCTCTTAAATATAGGGTTTTCCCCAGTAAAACAGAAAGCGTAAAAAAGAGGCGCATTTTTTTCTGAGTAGATTTCCATGAGGTTTGGAAGCATGGACACTTCTTTCCACTTCATGTTAGGTGTGCCTTTAACATTGACCACCGCAATCTTGTCGTTTTTTGTGATAACGAAATCTGGAATGTTCCGCAGGTAGAAGTTAAGCTCGTAGAAGTTGTCTACATTACCGTCCTTCTCATTGAACCCTAGCCTGTGAACCTTGTAACCTTTTCTGCTAGCCCACTCTAAGAACAAGTCCTCACCTGTGTTTCTAACACTCTGTCTTTCTAGGTAAGTCTGACTTGCATTTCCTTTAGACATAACTCCCCCAAGGGTGATAGCCCATGCTATCTTCCCATCCCACCTGCAACTAAGACTACGAGCTACAGACTAGATACCGCAGAACGCAGAGATTCATTCATCTACAGGTTGGTCTTAGTCACCCCTGGCCCTGTAGACTACCTCAGTCCCTCTCTGACAGGCTGAGACCTAAACGCGGGTGTGTACGCTAGGTGTCTTCTCTTCCGCGCAACCGATTCAGGTTCTTACTATCGTGCGGAGTACGGTCAGCAAAAGAAAAAGCCCACATAAGACTAGAGCGTGGCTCTTGGCATGAGCAACCTTAGAATCAATGGGGGTCAAGGAGAAACCATCCATCCTAAAGTTACACACGCCCTAGACTTATATGGGCTTGCGTTCCTGACCACTTAATTCCAACGGTTGCCACACCGCTGACACTTATAGGATACCACAGGACTAAAAAAGTTCAAAAGGGGGATTTAGTACCTCGTATTCCCCCCTTTTTTAGTGAGAAAATTCTTTGTCAATTTTTTCGTAAAAGTTTCGTATTTCCGCTGAAAGCCTTTACCAGCCTAGATCATCCCTGCCTTCCAGCCGCAGGGTTAGGCAATCTTGCAAGACCTGAAAAAGGCTTCCCCGTTCACAACCTCGCAAAGCTCTGGAGGCAGCAGTACGCCATTACGGAAGGTCAGCACCGCAAACCCAGATGCCCACGGCACAGGGTTGTGTTCTAAATAGGCAAACTGCGGGCCATCGGGTTCCGCAAGGGTTCCTGTGTCTACACCGTATCTACGACCTGTGTAGTCTCCCCAGGCAGTTACTTGTAGTCTATGTAAGTGACCTGTGCAGAAGTTAACGCCCGATTTCAAAGCATTGTTATAGGTGCTATGAATTCCGTTGTGCCATCTGTGTTTAATTACAGTATTCCCGTTGACATCTATGGCATAGCAAGTGTGCCAACTTGGGAAGAAGTCATAAAGGTCTGTGTTGGGCATCCCCGAGACTTCTGGGGCGTTGGTTCTGATATACCGCCATAGCCTTGTGTCGTGGTTGCCGTAAGTCCATATCTTCTTTGCGTTCTTACAGGCTTTCTCTATCTCGCCCATTCGTTCCTGGCAAGCCTCTAATTCTTCTTTAGGACTGGGTGTGTCGTGCCTGTAAAGTGCGTCATGCCGCGAGACCCTGGCTCCGTCAAACACATCACCATTTGCCACCACAATATCTACAGGCAGATTCTTAAGAACTTCTAATAAAGCCTTGTGAGCTACGGTTGCTGGCCCAGGCCAGTAATGGGCATCTGAAAAGACCACAATAATCCCGTCCGCAAGCTCGACATACGCCTTCTGCTCGTGGACTACATTGGTCATAGAGACTTGTTTGGCATTAAAAGACAGCAGGTCTATGCCGTACCTTTTTTCGAGCCTGTTCCTGCGGTCATAGACATTTCTGACCGTGACCCCAAGACGCTCGGAAATCTTTTGCGGGCTACCAAGCTCTTTGAACAACTCAATAAACTGCTCATCTGTACAAGCTGCTGCGACCATTTACAACTCCTTCGGGTCGAAACCCAATGTGTGAGAAACTTTTGCCGCAGCATCCAAGAATGTTTTGGTGTGCTTATCCCAGTTGGGATCTTCGCGGAGAAAAAGGTGGAGGTGGATCATTTCGTGGGCCATCGTCCGTATTACAGTATCGAGGTGCGCGTGTTTTGCGCTTGAGATGGTAATTTTGTGCGGGCCTGGCTCGTACTCACCGTAGAAGTCTGGGAGATGCCGCACAGAGAAAATGATGTCTGCGGAGGGAGGTAAACGCCACGCTTTGATCGGGGGCAACTGGATCAGCAATTCGTAAACCGCAATACAAGTTGATCGAGTGACCAGTTTCATGCCACGCACCTTATCATAAATTGTTTACAAAACAAAGACTTGAACAATAAAGTTAAACTGTTGCATTTAGGCAACTAAGGGTTTTCCCTAATATAAATTTGTTGCACAGGGGAGGAAGATTTGCTTGTGGTTATTTACGAGGAGAAACTACATGGAGGACTATGACGATGCCGCTTGGCAAGCTCACCAAACCGACCTTCTTAGGCAGCAGGAGGCTGAAGAGGCTCTTGGTCTTTACGCGCCTGTACTTGTTTTACCGCGCCAGCAACTTACCGCTGAGATACAGTATTTTGAAAGCATGGAGGCTTAGTAAATGGACATAACTTTAAGCAATGTCACAGGGTTAAACCTAATACAACACAAGAGCGATTCGTTTAATTGTTACACCACCTTAGTTATCAGCACAGACAAAGGTGAGGTACGCATTGAGTTGTTCAGCAAGCAAGGCATCCCATTTACATTAGGAGAGAAAGATGAATAACGGCAAAGTCAATATCCACGGAAAAGAATACTCAACCGTAGCCTATCGTATCCACCAGTTTCGTAGTGACCATCCAGACTGGCAGATCCACACAGAAGTTGTAGAGCTAGACGCAGACCATGTTGTCATGCGCTGTGACATCTGTGATGCCGCTGGTGTCCACCAGGCTACAGGCCACGCACTAGAGACCCGCAACGCAAGCAAGATGCACCAGACCAGCTATGTCGAAATAGCGGAGACAAGTGCTGTCGGCCGCGCCTTGGGCTTCTTGGATTACGGCTCACAGGAAATGCAGATCGCTTCTGCGGATGAGGTTATTGCGGCAATCTCCAGCCAGTCTAATCCTCGTGTAGAAAAGATGACCAAAGCAGTTATGGCTTGTGGTTCATTGGAAGAGCTTAAAGTTGTCTGGGGTGCTATGAATGAAGCAGACCGCAAAGTTATGCAGGAAACTTTTACCAAGCGAAAGGAAGAAGTATGCAAAACCACGGAGCAAGCGTAGTAGCAATCACCGCATTGTGTGCGGATCTTAGAAACCTAACTGCCGCATCTATCTTAGAAACGAAAGAACTTGAGGAGATTATTTCCAAATGTCTACAAATCCAAAAAGAAGCGTTCCACCTTCAGGAGTGGGCCATGACGACCCTAGATACCGCGTATGCGAAAGGGCTAGAAGCCAGGAAACAGAAACTAGCCCGCTTGATGGATTAGGTGCTGCGGCAATCCTCGTAATCTTATTTCTTGGGTTGATGTTCCTATGAACTGGCTAATTGGATTCACTATGGGGCTTCTTCTTGCTGCGGGCTACAACCGCATAGTAGACGCGCAAGAGGAGGCAAAACGCCAACAAGAGGCCGCAGGTAAGGTCGAGACACAACAGATCATAGAGGCCTACAAGCAGGGGGTAAAAGACTTGCTAAGACTAAACCCTGTAGATCCGCGCCTAGAATCGACCTGCATCCAAATCTGGGGGATGAAGCAGAATGATTGAAATAAAGTTAAAATGTGAAAGTCCAGAGGAGGCCGCAATGTACCTAGAAGCCCCACGGATACGAGGCGGGCTAGATTCTTACGCTTACTGGCTGCGGAGCAAGATTAAACACGCAGACCTGTCGCCAGAAGTATTGGCGTTTGCAGAAGAAGCCCAGAAAGAGTTTTACGAAAACTTAGGAGAAATGCTGTGAGAGAAGAAAACAAGTTACAAGGTAACGGGGCGTGGTTTAACGCCCGCACAGGCAAGCTAACCGCAAGTCGTATGAAGAACGCCATGAAGTACCTAAAGGGTGGTGCGGACTCTGCGGACAGAAAGAATCTCAAAATAGAAATACTCTGCGAGCGTCTTACAGGTGACATCGTGGATAAGTTTGTCAACCAAGCGATGCAATGGGGGATAGAAAAGGAACCCGAAGCTAAAGAACAGTACGAGCAGAAAACTGGTCGCCTGATTAAGGATGTGGGTTTTGTAGACCACCCCAAGATTGAGTTCTGCGGGGCAAGTCCAGATGGTCTGGTGGACGAGGGTTTAATAGAAATTAAATGTCCGACCACAGCTACGCACCTGAACTGGATTCTTGCGGGAGTCGTCCCAGATGACCACAAGCCGCAGATGTGCCTACAAGCCCTCTGTGCGGGTCGCCCTTGGGTGGACTTCGTATCCTATGACCCAAGGATGCCAGAGGCTAACAGGCTGTTTGTGAGGCGGTACACGCCTACTGCGGAAGAGCTTGCAGAAGTAGAGGCAGAAGCAGTTAAGTTCTTAGGCGAGGTAGAAGAAATGTTTGAACAACTTACGAAAGTGGAGATGCTATGAGCTACGACAACACCAACAGCGGGATGCTGGCCCGCAACGATAGGAAAGAGACTGAGAAACACCCAGACTTTAAGGGCAGCATAAATGTAGACGGGAAGGAGTATTGGTTGTCTGCGTGGACACGAGAGGGTAAGCCTGGGGGCAAGATGGAAGGGCGTAAGTATTTTTCCCTGTCCGTAAGCCCGAAAGAGCAAGCTGCGCCAGCACCGCAGAAGAAGGCCACAACATTCGACCAACTGGATGACGATATTCCAGCTTGGTAGTGTTGTATTTCTGCAACAGTTAGACTATTATAGAAGTACACCGCAGGTCACCACAGCGCGGCACAGCAGCGAGCGAGTGACTGGCATCCAGGAGACTGGTGAATACTTCCTGACGAGGAAGGACTACTGCGGGCTTCCTAATACGACCAGATAGTAGGTCTCAGATCGCCTTCCAAGGTGTCTAAATGCAGAAATCTGCCTGAACCCTTCTGCTGAACCCCCACCCCCGTAAAACCCGCTTCTAGGGCCATTCTGAGTAGCGTGTGCGCCTCTGCGCCCTGTATGCCTATATCCGCAGCTTGACCGCTTGCGTGTGCGCCAGGGCGGGCTTTCTTAGCTTCTATGGGGTGTTGGGGACAACGGTAGCCAGAAGTAATCCGCATGGGAGAACCGTAAGCCTCTCTAAGTTTTTGCAGCTTTGCCATAAACTCAGGTTTCATCTCGTTAGCACCGCAATGCGTACAGTTAAACTCTTGTGCGGAAAAGTTGGGGTAATCTAACCAGTTCACTTTATGCCCTTTGTCTTCTCAAAAGTCCGTAAGCCACCTAATCCCAACATCCCCATAAGAACAGTCATCAGACTCGCCATGTCAAACTCGGGAAGATCGGGAACGGGATGGCCTAAATAGGTCATTATGAAGATAAACAGGGGTTGGACGACAAAGTGGTAGGCAAACGCAGTTCCGCAAGTCCAGCCGATAAAAGGTCTCCAGCCACCACGGAAGATGTCTTGCTTGGCCTCTTCTTTGTTTACCTCTATTTGGGCAAGCGCAATCTCGTGAGCCTGCCTCTCTGCCATCGTAGCGATCTCTGCGGCCAACCTTTGTTTCTCGGTAGCATCAGGTATGAACTTGTCTAAGAGGGACGCTACTGGGCCTATAAGGGCTTGAATCATCTGTTCTCCAGAAATAAATACAGGCCAAATCCTGCTATAGAAATGATTGTGACGACCAGAACGATCATCCAAAGGGTAAGCATAATGTTCTCTAGGAGTTTCTTCTTGCGGGCTTTCTCTGCGAGTGCCGCACGAATCTTTTCTCTCTCCTCTGCTTCTCTCTGCTGTCTGGCCTTAACTCTGAAGGCTTGAAAGTCGTCCCACATTCCAGGGCGACCCTGATAGATCAGAAGCTCTTTTAGTTCTTGCTCCTGTTGTCGGAGTTGCTCAAGGGCGAGAAACTCTTCCAGATCGGAGCGTTTTCTCTCTGGCGTTTTCTTGACTTCTTCTTCAATCGCGCTGGTCGCAGAGAAGTAATCAACAATGGCTTTACCCGCAGAGGCAATCTCTCCCGAGTTCTTTATTGCTGTCTTGATGACTTGGAAAGCCGCGTTTGCCGCAGCTATTTCGGCAATCACTTGCCACCTGTAATAAATCCCCAGATAGCTATGAGAACAGCCCAGAAGCAAGAAACAGTAATTGCAATGCCAGCACCTAGACCCTTCCACTTGGTAAGGGCGGCTTTTACCTCGTGCATATCATCGCGGATCTCTTTCATGTCCTCGCGTGTTTCTTGCAGGATACGCATTAGCTCTTGATGCTGCGCCTCCAGTCTGGCTATTCGCTCTACATCTTCCATTTTTATACCTCAACGGCTACCCAAGAAGTTGTGGCCTCGTCCCAGGAATACATCTTGGGAGGCTCACCCGTACCAGCGTCTTCTGGCATTGCTACTGGTGCTTCCCATTGTGCCAAATCGGTATTAAGAATCCAAGAGTTAAAAGGCTTCGGAGGAACAAAAGCATCTAGGTCAGCATCAAATGTATAACCTATTCCAGCGTAGTTCTTACGGAAGTTACCGTTGTAAGAGGTCTGCTTCCATGTGCCACCAAATAGTCGCTCACAGAAAGCCGCGCCAATGTATTCTTTCTCCACGCCATCAGGAGTAGAGGTGTCTCGGTTGTCCACCACGACCACTTGGGTCACAACATTGTTTTCATCCAACCGGGCAAAATGCGCCATGCCTTACTCCTTAACAGATTCAAGTTTGAGTCCAGTTAAATCCATTTCTTCTCCAACAACACCAACTGGGAAAGTGTTGAAAGAAAGACTGATCCTTGTCTGATCGCCCTGCACAGTCTCAACCATGTGAGTCAAGGACGATGGGAAAAGAATCAGATCACCCGTACCCACCTCAAACCACCAGCTTTCAGAGTTCCAGACATTCCACTCCTCTGGAGGAAACTTAACCATCTGATACCCGTCACGGTAGAAATAAATCTTGTCTGTCTCTTTGTTAGCCTGCGGATAAAACACACCAGATACAAACGAGTTAGGGTGTGCGTGTTTGTGATGCCATTGCCCCGGCTCTGTGTAATTGCACCAGCTTTGTGTGATGCGTAGGCTTACATTGTGCCTGGGGTTGTGAATCGACTTAAAGTAATCCGCAACAGAAGTCTCAACAAAGTCCCGCAGTTTCGTTAGTTCTTTGTTCCGCAAGATGGTGTTGTCTTCTGAAGTCGTATTGCCCATGTTGGGCCGAGTCTTCTGGCCCTTGATAAAGCCAAGCTCTTTCTCGGTCAGGTCACGATCCAGCTTGTAGATGCCAACTGGTGTGGGAAATAAGTTATGAATCACCTAAAGCCTCTGCAAGTTGTTTGTTTTGTTGGGCGATTTCATCTAGCTGTTTGGGCAACCAGATTGTATTTATGGATTCTTCAAACGCCTTTATTTTTTCCATAGTAGCGTCTATCTCTTCCCAAGACGGAATCGGTCTAGGGTCATCCCAACGGGTAATAATCCGATTTGAGATTTCCCATTTAGCACCGGGGCGTAACAAATGCATTGCCGTGTTAATACCGAAAAGTTGATATGTTTTTTCCATATTAAAAAGTAATTGAGCCGCTTCCAGTCCATTTGTAAATTTTATAGCCGCCAGAGGTTGTGAAAGTTGGAGATCCTGTCGTTGATGCTGCGTCAGGGTATGTGTCTGCGTAACGAATGATTACGATACCTGAACCGCCGTTACCACCAGCGGCAAAGCTAGGGCCACTTCCTTCGCCACCACTACCGCCACCACTACCAGTATTTACGGTTCCAGAGCCGCCTGTGGTCGCATTACCAGTTCCTGCGCCGCCGATACCTGAACCACCAGCCCCCCCAGTTCCGTTAAATGAGCCACCACCACCGCCTCCAGCATAAGTTACAGATAAACCAGAAATAGTTGACGCTGTGCCTGCGCCACCTGCGCCACCTGCGCCCCCAGTTCCAGCAGAACCTACCGCAGAGGCACCACCGCCACCGCCACCGCCAAAACTAGGGCCACTCGTTGCGCCATTGCCACCATTACTTCCTTGAGATGGGGATACTGATGGTGTGTTTCCTGTGCCACCGCTTCCTACTGGTGTTCCTGTTAGTGTGTCAGTTGTTCCCCCACCACCTGACCCGCCATTTGCTCCATTTTTAGCATTTGGCCCTTGTTCTGGTGTGGCCCCACCCCCTCCAGCAGTTGCCGTTATTGTAGAAAATACCGAGTCGTTACCGTTTGATATGGTTGCAGCAGAAAATGTTCGAGCATTTGGCCCGCCCGTTCCACCAGCACCTACAGTAATGTTATAGGTTGTCCCTGCGGAAACAGAGAAGCCTGTGCCTGTGCGATAACCACCAGCACCCCCGCCACCGCCTCTACAGC